GCGCGCCATCTCTTGCAGCGTCAATCTGCGGTTTAAGTTTGGCAAAGTCATCTGCCCCCTCCCGCGGTGATGCGCAACGCCTTATAAGGCTCAATCAAAACAGAAATGCCGAAGGGCATGGCGCTGTCGGAAAGACCTGCGATATTGCGCGCCTCATAATAATGGCTCGCCAACATCAAGACGGCCTGCGCCAAATCTGCGGGCAGATCCTGAAACGCTGTGCCATAGCCAGCGACGAAGGTCAGCTTTGCCGAGCCTTGCGGCGCAATTGCGGGCCAGGAACCGCTCAAGGACACGGCTTTGGGCGTGTGAGCATCGCGCAGAAGCGAAAAATTGCTGATGTTATGTGGGGTAACACTGCCAGCGGTGTCGGTGGTGGTCAGCGCATGAAGACCTGTGACCGGCGCGATCGGCAGGCTTTGCTCTGCCCCTGGGGTCCAAGCATTGGCCGTCACAGAGAACCGGCGTTGCATCAGAGCCTTGCCTGTGCGCGATTCAATAGCCGCCAGGGCGCTGCGCAGGCATCCCTCCAAAACGGGGTCTTGCAGCATATCATCCGAAAAGCCCGATCCCAACCGAAGATGCGCTTTGAATGTCGCAACCGGCAAGTCAGCGGTTGCAATTTTAGTCTCTTCCACAAGCATCATTGCTCTACTCCAGACAGCTGTACATCAATGTTTGAAACAGAGCGCGCAGGCCGGGTGGTTTTGCAGGGAGATCCAAACTGCAAATCCGAACGATGGCCGGCCCACGCGCCCCCTTGCGGCGATTAAGACGTGCCGAATTTCAGCAGCTTGATCGCGGCAAAATCACTGACATCGCCGCCCACGCGTTTGGTGGCATAGAAAAGCACATGCGGCTTGGCAGAAAATGGGTCGCGCAAAATGCGAATGTCTGGGCGCTCCACCACCGTATAGCCCTTCGAAAAATCCCCAAAAGCAATCGACATGCTGTCAGCGGCAATATCAGGCATGTCCTCGACGATATGCACCGGATAGCCCAGTAAGCGCGCAGGCTCACCAGCTGCCAGACTGTCAGACCATAAGAAGCGCCCATCTGCATCTTTCAATTTGCGGACGGTGCCGGCGGTCTTGGAATTCATGACAAAAGAGCCATTTGCGCGATATTCCGCGCCCAGCGTGTAGACCAGATCAATCAATGACACCCCATCGCCAATATCAGCAGATGAGCCCGTGGCCACATAGCCAAGACTGCCCCAAGACCAGAGCATATTGTCAATCGTGCCATGAGACAGAAAACCTGTTGGTTTGTTGTTACCATCACCCAGAACAAAGGCTGCGCCTTCGTCGCGGGCAAATTTATCTGCAACCCGCCCAGCCAGCCAGGTTTCAATGTCAAAGGCGCTATCATCCAATAGCCGTTGGGAGGCTTTTGGCAGAGCCGACAGTTCAAACAACGGGATAGAGATACGCTCAATCATCGACGTGCCGGTTTCGCTCACAGTGCCATTTTCAGCCACCCAGCCGGAACCAAACTCACCTTGATCAATGAGCAAATCATAAGAGGTGGCCTCAACGTTCACCACGTTACAAATCGCGCGCAACGAGGCGTGTGAGCGCAAAACTGTGGCAATCGTATCGCTGGTCTGTGGATCCACCAAATACCCACCATCACTCGCAACGGAAGTGGATAACGCCTTGGCATCAAGTTCAAGCCCGCGCAGCGCCTCGTCATCGCCGGAGCGCAGATAGGTATCAAAGGCCTTTTGATGCGGCGCCAGGGTCTCTGCGGTTGTGGCCAAAGCCGGACGAGACAGGGTCATGGATTTACGGTCAATCATATTCAATCGCTCTTCGTGTTTGTGCAGTTTCGAATTCAAATCAGTGTGAAAACCGGCAATGTCAGTCACAAAGCCTGAAAGCGCAGTTTTCAGCGCGCTCAGAGGCATCGGTTCGGACGTCTCCAATGGGTCATGGGTCATAATGGCATCCTTTGATGGAGGTTTCGGGAAGGCCGGCAGGCGGCCAGCTGACTGCGGGCGACGCTGACGGCACTCGCAAATTCACGGATCAAATGATCTTGGCTTTGAGCTTGCGCCTTGGCCGCCACACGCGCCTCCGGCAGCATCGGGAAAGTAACCAAAGACACTTCCCAGAGATCCAATTCGCTCAACGCGCGACTGCCATCAGCGCGTTTTTGCGCCTTAATGGTGCGATAACCGATGGAGAGCCCATCCAGCGCGCCAGCCGAAAGCAACCGGGCAGCCTCGAGCGATTTAGGCACATCAGCGATCAAATGACCTTTGACGAATAGGCCAACGTCATCCTCACGCACCTCGTCCCAAACGCCAATCGGCTGGGTTGCATCGTGCTGCCAAAGCATCTTGACGCTGCGCCCGGAGGCTTTAAGCCGGGCCAAAGAGGCGGCGAAAGCTCCAGCCAAAACCACATCACGACCTTGATCTATGTGGTTGAAATAACTTGCATATCCCTCAATTTGAGTGTCATCAGTCATCTGGACCCGCCCTGGCAGGCGGCTGAATTTTTGGTCCAGTCCAAAGCGATTTGGATCGTGCATTGAAACATCCTTTTCAAATATTAGAGGTCAAAGAGGCAGCATGACGCCGGGGGCAGATCAGCCGTCCCCCACCTCAAGTTTTGGCAGGCCCAAGAGCCGGCGCTTTTCTGTGTCACTGAGAAAGGTCGCCGCGCCGATCCGTCGCCAGAGCGCTTCACGTTCTCCGGCCAGAGCGGGAATTTGGTCCAAATCTGGGCGCAGCGCGACCTCATCGCCTGTTGCTGTGCTGAGCCAGGTGGAAATGCTGGCCACCACCCGCTCTACTAAGGGCAGTACGGTGTGGCGGTAAAAGGCTCGGTTGGCTTCTGCATAATTGGCATAGGTCGCATCTCCCGGAATCCCAAGCAACATTGGCGGCACGCCAAAGGCAGTGGCAATCTCACGAGCCGCCGCATCTTTGGTTTTTTGAAATTCCATATCGGACGGTGAGAACCCCATGGGCTTCCAGTCCAATCCCCCTTCCAGCAACATGGGCCGACCGGCGTTGCGCGCGCCTTGATGATGGGTTTCCATCTCATGGATCAACCGATCATATTGCTCCGCTGACATTTGCGCCTGCCCGTCGACGCCGCCATAGACAATCGCACCCGAGGGGCGCGCGGCATTGTCGAGAAGCGCTTTTGACCAACTGGAGGCGGAATTATGCACATCAATGGCAGAGGCAGCCGCTTGAATGGGTGCCAGACCATAGTGATCGTCTAGGGGGTGAAAACTCTTCAAATGGCAAATCGGTGCGAGATCACCGACCATCTCAAACCGGTGTTTGCGTCCACCCACGCTATAATCATAGGCCACAGGCCAGCCATCCGGGCCAGACACCACCGCCATACGGTCCGAGCGGAGACAGTGCAATTCGCCCAAAGCGCCATCCATCGTCGTCACCAATTCAAGATAGGCGTTTCCATGCAGCAGCAACTGCCCAAAGGTTGCCTCAAATAAATCGGCACGGCCCTGACTTGGGTTCGGCTGACCGATGAGGGTCAAGATTGGATGTGTGTCAAATCTTTGCTCGACCGATTGTAAGAGCAAAGGCACGGCCGCGGCCGCCTCAGAGATCAATTTCACCGCGCGAAAGCCAACCGGATTGCCTTGGAATCCACAGCGGGTGATCGAAACTGCGTCACGGGCTGACCACAGCACACGGCCCGAGGAATGATAGGCGATCACCGGTCCTGCAGCAGACGCCTTAGATTCAGTCGCGGGTTTCGTTGCGGATTTGAACAAATTCAAAACCATGGGGCGGCTCCTCATTTTATGGCGCTTTGGCCGGTTTGAAATCAATTTGAGGCAAATTATTTACAAAGCGGAGAACAGGGCGTACGCCGCTCTTAATTTTGAGTTAACCGTCACAGGCTTCTGATTTTTGGGTCAAAATGGGGTTGCGCGGGCGCGAGCATCAGCTCGAAAATTGCCCAAACCAAAGCATCAACCCGATCCGGGCTGCCCGATCCGCGATATCCCTGATGGGTCATTCGGCACATTTGATCTTCGAGCGCCTGCAAGCCGGGAGCATGTGTCACCCGCCCCTGCTCATAAAGAGCGGCCACAGGTTCAGCCCGAACGGCTTTGCCGCGGGCCGCATGTACCCCGGTGAATGGAATCAGCGGATCCAAAGTCGCGACGATCGTCTTGACCATATCTCCACCTTGATTGACCTCAGCCACCAAACGGTCTGCGTGAAACTCCTGCATCGCCGCAATCGCTCTGCGCGCCCAATCATTGGGAGATGTCGGCTTAAATGACAGATCGGCCAAAACAGTGGCGCGCCAAGACTGGACTGGCCCCTGAGTGAGCGCACCCACCACCACGATCCCACATTCATCGGAGGTTTTGGAATGGGTCACCGGAGGATCCACCGCCACGACAATACGATCAAAGCTGTTGAGCTCCACCTGAGGCGCGCGGGTGAAATGCGCATGTGACCAGAGTGCGCCCTCCTCCTGATCCAGCAAAACCCCATCCAACTCCTGCCGGGCCAGCCGGGTGCCGGCATATTTTGCCCGCACGTCTTGCAGGAATGATTTGGCCAAATGGGCGCGATTGGCATCAGTGCTGGCGTGGGTGCAGCGGGTGGTGTCGCGCGCAAGGATCTCTTTGAGCGTCGCGACATTGCGCGGGGTGGTTGTCACC